ACTTTTACCAGAATTTCAAACACAAGTTAGAAACACATACGGTAATATTGATTTTGATAATTATAAAAATAGTTATTTATATTTAGCATTAACAGATATGGCTTATAATGCTGGTAGTGGTTTTATAGGAGATAAAACACAATTTTATAAACATTTAAATAATTATGTTTCTACTCAAGATAAAGCACATCTTGGTGAATGGGGAGTTGCTGATCCTAATACTGTATTAGGTCAAATGACTATTGATTCAAATGCTTATAAAGCAAAAGGTTTATCGGGTATTTCAACTAGATTAGAACACAATGCTCATCTTATTGCTCAATGGAGTAATGGAGCAAGTGTTGGTACTGATGTTCCTTCTCATTTATGGTCATTAACAAAACCAACAGAAAGAAAATTATAAATTGAATGGGCGATTATTTAGCTACTATACAAAAACCTCATACGGTTTATGATATAACTCCTAGTAAGCAATATACATGGGGAGATTATAAAGATTTTGGAAACAGTTTAAAAACAGGTTTTGTAAAAGAAAATTTATTTGCTATGGCTGTTGCTAATGCAACAGAAAATAGAAAAAATAATTTTCAAGATGTAGAAGGATATAATCCTTATGACGATCCTCAATTAGCAGATACATTTGAAGATATGGGATATTTTCTTCATTCAGGTTCTCCTGAAGAAACTTTTTGGTTAAAACAAAGAAAAGCTATTGAAGATCAAATGATAACCAGTAGTCCGGGTTATATTACTGGAAGAATTATTGGTGGATTAACTGATCCAATGTCATTACTTATGTTTAGTAAAGTAGGTAGAGTATTTTTTACTGGTGGTCGTTTAGCTAGAGGAAGTAAAGTTGGTGCAGCTATAGGTGGCGAAGAAATGGTTAAAAGAAAATTAGATAGAGCAAGAACATTAACTGAATCTAGTTTTATTACTGCTGGTGGTTTTGTTTTACCAGCATTATTTCCGGGTGTAGCAAATGCAAATCCTTTAGCAAAAAGATTATTTTTAAAATTTGATAACAAAGCTGATAAGTATGATTGGCTAGATGATGCTATTAGTGATTCTGCTTCTGCTACTTTTAAAACTCCTAATTCTATTAAAAAGAAAATGAAAAATGCAGATGATCCTTTTATGGAAGGATCAGTAGGAGCAGCACAAATAAGAAAAACATTTTCTGAAGAAGAATTAAATGAAATGGAAAAGATAGCTAAAACAGGATTTGGTTGGTTAGGAGAAAGTGGTCCGTGGACTCCTATACTTCGTACTTTAAGAGGCAGCTCTTTATTAGCAAAAGAAACAATAACAAAGATATTAGAAAATCCATTATACCAAGTTAAAAATTTTAAAAATGTTGCTAGTAATAGAACAATAGAAAGAACAATAGCTAGAAGAAAAGTTCAAGTATTTAAAGCTGAAACAGAAATTGAAGATTTATATAAACAATATCTACAAAGGAATAAGAAAAAAGTTCCTAAAACTAGAATGGGTTTATATATGCAAAAAGAAGAAGAAGGTTTTTTAACTTTTAATCAATTTAAAAAAGCAATTTGGTTTAGAAGAATTGGTAGTAAACAAGATGTTCCTGATGAAGTAGTTAAAGGAGCAGAAGTTTCTGAAAAGTATATTTATTCATTAGGTAAAGAATATGATGAATTAGGTATTCCTATTATGTATTTAGAAACACAAATTCAAATACAACAAAATATTCTTAAAAGAGGATGGATAATGAAGAATGGAAAAAAACATAAATTATCCATGAAAGAACAAGCTAATATGAAAGATGGCATAAAGCAATTAGAAGAAAAATTAGCTTATATGAATAAGAATGGTTCTTTAGCAAAAAATTATGTCAATAGAGTTTGGTTAAGAGATCAGTTAGAATCAAGATGGGATGAATTTAAAGATTTAGTTGTTCCTATGATTAGAGCAAAAAATCCTGAATTAAGTGATAAAGCAATAGAAAAAATATTAGAATCTATAAAAACTGCTCAACCTTATGTTCGTTTTGATAAAAGTAATAATATTAATATTGCAAGAAATTTTAGAGCTAGAGAATTAAAATTAAGCATGGAAGATGAAATGTTATTAGCTGAAAAAGGATTTATTGAAACTGATATGTTTGTACTTCAAAGATTATATTTTAATTCAGTTGCTCCTGATATTGAAATAACAAAAATATTTGGCGATCCTATGATGAGTGGTACTCGTTGGAAACCTGATGGAAGTGTTTCTATGGGTTTAAAACAAATAGAAGAAGAATATGATGAAATGATTAAAGCTACTAAAAGTAAATCAAAGAAAGTAGCATTATTAAAAGAAAAAGAACAAGTAATACAAGATGTAGAAGCTGCTAGAGATTTATTGCGTGGAACATATGGATTGCCTGATAATCCTCAAAGAGCATTTAGTAGAGGTGTTCGTATGGCAAAATTATTTAATTCTATGACTATGCTTACTGGAGCTTTAGCTGCAGTTCCTGATATTGCTCGTATCTTAATGACTTCAGGAATTAATAGAGGATTTAGAACATCATGGGATATGATGACAAATGTATATGGAACAGAAGTTTTAAAACTTTCTCGTAATCAAGCATACTTATCAGGAGAAGCATTAGATATGGTTCTTGGATCAAGAGCTATGTCTATGTATGATTTAGAAAACTCTTTTGGTGTTTTTAATAAATTAGAAAAAGGAATTAGTCGTACTGGTAATATGTATTTTACTTATATTAATTTAATGAACCCGTGGAACACTTTAATGAAAAGTTGGGCAAGTTCTGTTAATGGTACTCGTATTTTAGAAGAAATAGAAAATTGGGTAGTTAAAGGTAAAATATCTAAAAACAATAAAGCTAAATTATTAAACGCTGGTATTGATGAAGATTCTGCTAAACAGATATGGGCGCAATATCAAAAACATGGATTAGGAAAAGGAGCAAATAAAGCTGACTGGGATCATGTAAGAATTGCAAATACAGAATTTTGGGATGATGGAGCAAAAAAATATTCTGATATATTTCATGATGCTTTAGGGAAAGATATTAACATTACTATTGTTACTCCAAGCAAAGGCGAAGTTCCATTATGGTTTAATACTGAAATGGGTGGAGTAATAGTTCAATTTAAAAAATTTGCTGCTGCAGCAACACAAAGAATGTTGTTAAGAGGTATGCAAGAAAGAGACGCTTCGTTCTTTGGTGGCGTATTAATGTTATTGGCTGCTGGAGCTATGGTAGATGCAATTAGACAAAGAGCATTTAATAGAGATTATGGCAAAAAACCATTTGGTCAAAAAATAATAGATGCTTTTGATAGAAGTGGAATTGCTGGAATTTTTTCTGATTTAAATAATGTTTTAGAAAGAATGACAGATAATAAGATTGGTATGCGACCAGCTTTAGGAGCTGGAAAACCTTATAGTAGTTGGACAAGTAAAAATGCTATGCAAGGTTTTGGTCTATTCGGTCCTACTTCTTCACAGATTGCTAACATATCAGATATTATGTGGGATTGGGGAACAGGAACGCATAATCACTACACAGCAAAGAATGTGCGTAGATTAATTCCTTTCCAAAATGTATGGTATTTGGACAGTTTGTTCGATCAAGTAGAAAAAGGTTTAAGATAAATGGCAAGTATTACAATATCAGATACAAGTCCTAGAGTACAATATACTGCTAGTGGCTCTCAAACAGCATTTACAGTTCCGTTTGAATTTTTTAATGCTACTGATATTAAAGTTATTAAAACAGTAGGTACTACTGATACAACTTTAACTTATGCAGCTAGTCCTTCTAGTGCTACACAATATTCAGTTTCAGGTGCTGGTGAAACTGGTGGTGGTTCAATTACTTTAGGTGGTGGAGCAACTGCTGGTCATAAATATACAATTTATAGAGATTTACCTATTGCAAGAAGTTCTGACTTTCCAGCTTCAGGACAGTTTTCAGTAGAAACACTTAATACAGAATTAGATAAAATTGTTGCTATGATGCAACAAAATGAAAGAGATTTCAATTATACTATTAAAGCTAAATCATCTACTTCAACTGCTTACGGTTTAACATTTCCTGAATTAGTAGCGAATAAAATTTTATCCGTTAATTCGGATGGGGATGCTTTAGAGTTTAGTCAATCAATTACTGATGTATCAACTGTGGCTGGAATTGCTAGTGATATAACGACAGTAAGTGGAATAGCAAGTAATGTAACGACTGTGGCTGGAATAGCCTCAAATGTAACTGCTGTTGCTGCAGATTCTGCTGACATAGGAGCTGTTGCTGGAAAAGCTACTGAAATAGGATTATTAGGAACAAGTGATGCAGTAGCCGATATGGCAATACTTGGTACTTCAGCAATCGTAACCGATATGGATTTATTGGCAACTTCTGCCAATGTTACAGCTATGGGGCATCTTGGTACTTCTGCGAATGTAACAGCAATGGGATTACTCGGTACTTCAGCAGTAGTAACTGACATGGGTTTACTAGGCACATCTGCAAATGTAACTGCAATGGGGCATTTAGGTACTTCAGCAAATGTTACAGCAATGGGATTACTTGGTACTTCTGATGTAGTAGCAGATATGGCATTATTAG